CCTCATCAATTATTGGTGGGGTTTTTTCTTTACGCTACAATAAAACTAAATTACTTTATAGATCGTGGCAGCAACTATAGATGCAACAATAAAAGGAGCTAATGCTAATAGTTATGTCACATTGACAGAAGCTAATGATTATTTTGATACCTCCCCAGATTCCTCTACTTGGACAAATAAAACAGACGATCAAAAGAAAAGATCCCTAATATCTGCTGCTAGATGGATTGATACTCTAGTTTTTTACGGAGATAGATGTGATGATGGACAGGCATTAAAGTTTCCAAGAAATAATTATCAGGTAGATGGTGTTGAATTAGCTTGTTCTAAAATTCCTAATGGTATTAAATACGCACAATATGAACTAGCCAGAGCTTTAGCAAATGACACTGATGCTATTACTGGTACTACTGGAAAAGATGGTAATTTTGAAGAAGTAAAGTTAGGAGATATTCAAGTTAAATACAATACTGCAAGTCAGGGAACAGGGTCAGTAAACAATATTCTTGATGTCTACCCGTGGTTACAAAGTTACCTTGGAGCGTATATGCTAGGTGGAGCAGGAAGTTTTCAACTAAGGGCGGTTAGAGGATAATGGCAGGTCAACTAGACGCACTATTAAAAAACGTAGCCAAACAGGTGGTATCTCAACTAGGAGACTCGTTAGACACAACAATTATTTATACCAGAAAACTATCTGCTTCGTATAACACTTCAACAGGTGCAGTAACCAGTAGCGATACAAGCTACACAATAAAAGTTCCTATAGAATTTATACGATCCAGTGAAGAAACAGGCTTTCAAGAAAACACAGCTAGAATTTTTATAACACCCGATCTCATAGGAGATAACCAGCCGTTATTATCAGATGAGATCACTCTTACATTTTCTGGATCGACTAGAGTTGCAAAGATCACAGATGTAAGAACTTTGCGTGGCGGTCAGGAGTATTTATTCAGAGTTGACGTTATTTTCTAATGACTTTAGTAAACGCAAGAGCAGCATTTGAAACCGCAATAAAAACAGCAGTTACGGCTGCTGATAATACAGTTACAGTGGTCTTTGATAATGTGCCTTTTACAACACCAGGTAAGAACAAAAAATATGTGATGGTTAGTGTGGATTTTGCACAGTCTACAGTCCAACCTCAAGGTGCTTCCTTAGATTATTATGGAGGATCTATAACTTGTGGAGTTATGACACCTAAAAATAAAGGAACAGCAGATGGAGCAGCAATAGCTGAAGCAGTAATAGATGGTTTAACTTCCGTAAACGCATCAGGTTACTCAGATTCTTTTTCTGCTTCTCCCCGTGTATCACAAATAGCTGGACCTACTTCTGTAAGCACAGAACGGGAAAGTCATTTTCTATCTGTAGTCAGCTGCAGTTTTACCGCCAATGCCTAATAAAGACATATCACATCTTACTGCTGATTTAGAGCAGGACATAATAAGACTTAAAGGTAAAGTTGCCTCTGCAATGGTCCAGGATTTACAGGCATCTGGTCCGTGGTGGACAGGAAATTTTGCTACAAGCTGGAAAATAAGTGAAACTCCAGTTGATCCTGTTAAAAAGTCAAGAAAAAGAGAAGAAATAAAAGATGGGGGTATAGCAGATTTTGACGCTCCTTTACATTGGCAGGATAAAGGAGAGGACGGAATGTCAGGATCAACTTATGACCAAATAAGAAAATCTCGCTCCTTGCCAGGGAGAAAAAAACCTAAAAAAGTTCCGTTAGAAAAAGATTTATATATAGGTAACGAAGCTGAGTATGCTGGATTTGCTGTTAACAATCCAGGGGCTACCGCACCTGTAGGAGATGCCGCAGGAATAACATATTATGAACACTCACGATTAGTGAACGAAATAACCCCACCTAGTAAAAATCCTGATTGGTACAAAGTTTATATGCAGACTGAGCAATATAATGATGCTATATCGTTAGCACTAGCTGAAACATTTAAAGCTAAAAATATAAGCTTTGCTGCTGATTATTAGTAATAAGCTATACTACAAGAATAGATACAATTTTTTATGCCAACAGTAAGAGCGATAGACAAACTAAAGCAAGCCTTTAGTGTCGAAGAACGTAGTAGCTACTCCATTTTAAAGGGAGAAGAACTGATTTTAAAGATATTCTGGTCGCCCCTTACGATAGCTGATAGAGATGTAATAAACAGTACACTAATAGCTATGAACAAGGGTCAAGAAGAAGGAAGTCTTGACTTTGCACTACAGGTTATTGTTACCAAAGCCGAAGATGAATCTGGTGCGAAATTATTTACACCAGCAGATTTACCGTCTTTAAGAAGAGAAATACCTTTAGCAGTTCTGCTGGATATTATGACCAAGATGCAAAGTATGGGCGAGGAGGAAAGCCCCGATGCGGTAAAAAGCTAAACTAAAGGAAAGTAACTTTGTATATTTACAATTTTTTATAGCAGAAAAATTGGGTTACACCCATAAAGAAATAAGAGAAAATATGTCCACACAAGAACTGTATGCCTGGAACGCTTATTTTGAGATAAAATCCGAAAGAGAAGAACAAGCCTACGAAAAAGCAAAGAGGCAAGCCCAGACACGCAAAGTACGCTAAACTTATTTTATCTAGTAATTTTTTGTGTAAGTGGCTGCTTCAAATTACAGCGTAAATATAAAATTAAATACTAAACCAGCTAGAACTCAACTAGAAGCATTAGAAAAACGTGTAAATAGACTTAGAACAAACTTAAATAAACCCTTAAGAATCGAAAGTAAGGCTGTTACACTCCAGAAACAACAGCTTCAGTTGCAAGATAGAAAGTTTGCAACTATGAAAGTAACCGCAAGGTTAGGTAATCAAGTAAGAAAATTAGACGAACAAGGAGTTAAAGTAGATAAATTACGATTAGAGATTAAAAATGCTTCTAGACACTTAGATAAAGGAAGAATAGAAACAGCTAGATCAGCCAATAAGTTTGTAGCCGATGAATTAAAAATTATAGAAAAGAAACTTCAGGCAGAGACAAACCTTGCTGGTGTAGATAGGCAAAGACTACGTGACTTAAATTTAATAATAGGTAAGAAAAGAGTAGAGTTATCTTTAATACGAACAGCAGGAAAGTTTGCTGCTTTTAACGATAGGCAACGTAAGGGAATAGGTCCAAATAATTTATTAGCTTTACCTAGCACTGAAGCGTTAAAACCAGGCAGTAGAGGCATAAGTATGCTGGATCGAGATGCTAGAAATCTAAGCACAGGATTTAGTGCTGCAAGATACGGACCACAACCTCTTAAAGGGAGTGTTGCAGCAGGAGCAACAGGATTTACTGCTGCACAGTATGGGCCACAAATGGCTTCAACTAGAGGAGCAGGTCAAATGGGTATGAATATAAATACTAGAGCTAGTCAACAGGCAAAAAGATTGAGATTTCAGCATCAATTAAATATGCTCGAAGCTAAGGGAGTAAAAACAACAAAATTAAGAGCAAAAATGGGGGAGCTAGTAGATGCTCAAAATAGAAAACAATTTGGTTCAATACAGCGTATAAATAATGAACTTACCAATGGCATTACTAAAGAACAAAATAAATTAAAGCTTATACAAGAACAAAATAAGACTACTCGACAAATTGCTGATGGTAAATTTGCTAAAGGTTCAAATTTTGGACAGATAGGTGGTTCTATTGGTCCTGCTTTGCCTCCAAGAGGATCGAGAGGGGGAAGAGGTTTTGATATTGGAAGTGCATTAATAAGTGGAGGATTTCCACTGTTATTTGGTCAAGGTCCATTTGTCGGTGCTGCTGGTGCATTAGGCGGTGGTATCGGTGGAATGTTTGGACAAATGGGTGGTTTTGCAGGAGGTATTGCTGCAACTACAGTAGCTACAACAATTCAGGCATTTACAGTAGAAACAGGAAAACTTGGAGCAGCCTTAAACGATGCAACAAAGGATGTAGAGGCAGTATCAGGAGCACTAGGAATTACTGGAACAGAGTTTGAAAAGAACCTTAAAACTCTGCAAAAATTAGGTGGAGAAGAAGCAGCGTTTGAAGCAGCCCGACAACAAATGATTAACTTGGTTGGTCAAAAAGGAGTAACTGCCTTACAGAACTTCGGTAAAGGAGTGACTGATATAGGTAATGAATTTACAAAGTCAATGACTATGATGCGATCATCTTTAGCTGAATTTATAGGAAGTCTTGGTGTTTTTCAACGACTCACAAATTCACTTACTAATTTAAATTTAAGGGCACAGGCTGAGAGGTCAAAAGATCCAAAAGTACAAGCTCTAGTAAAAGAGCTTAGTGTAGCAGAAGGTTTAGAAGCTGCTGAAGGTAGGGTATTAGGTGGTGTACTGGGTTTTGGTAGGAAAGTTAATAAGGGTAGACCCGCAGAAGAAGTATCAAAAGAATTATTAGATTTACAGAAAAGTATAAATTTAGAAAATGAAAGAAAAGCTATTAATCAGATATTAGGAAAGACTCAAGAACAGAGAGTCAAGAAAATAAATGATGAAATAGCATTATTGGAAAGAAGTTTTGAAATGTCATCATCTGAGTTTGAAATTGAAAAACAAATAGCACAGATGAAAGAGGATGGAGGAGTACAGGATGAAAATGAACTAAAAACTAAACTTAAGAAATTACAGCTATTACAAAAAGAAAGGCAGTTAGCTGATGAAACAGCAGCAGCATTTGAAAGAATGTCGCAGACAATAGCAACAGATATATCACAGGGAATACAGGGAATGATCCGTGGAACGTCAACACTGAACGATATGCTCAATAATGTATTGAACAAACTTATAGATGCTGCATTTAATATGGCATTATTTGGAAATATGCAGGGCACACTAGGCGGTGGTGGCTTATTTGGTTCAATACTGGGTGGACTTGGAGGATTATTCGGTGGAGGTAGTGCAGCTTCAACAGGAATCAATCTTATTAATCCTGCACAATTTGACCATAGAAGAGCAGCAGGAGGTCCAGTGACAAGAGGCACCAACTATCTAGTAGGAGAAAAAGGACCAGAACTATTCAGCCCAGGTGTATCTGGAATGATTACACCAAACCATGCACTTGGAGGATCAACAAACGTAGTAGTAAACGTAGATGCTTCGGGTTCTTCTGTTGAAGGTGACGAAGATGAAGGAAGGCAGTTAGGCTTAGTATTGTCAGCAGCGATAGAATCAGAATTAATTAAACAGAAAAGACCTGGAGGTTTACTTGCATAATGGCTACTTTTCCATCAATCACACCAACATACGGGCAGCAGAAAAGATCTGCACCATTAACTAGAACAGTTCGTTTTGCTGATGGTTATGAACACAGAATATTATTTGGACTAGCTGCTCATCAAAATCCAAAAGTTTTTAACTTCACTTTTAACGTATCGGAAACGGATGCGGACACCATAGAAGGATTTTTAGACAGTAGAGCAAATGATAGTGCCAGCTTTACTTTTACTCCACCAGGAGAAGGTTTTACAAAAACAGGAACTTATTCTCAATCAGGTACTACAGTAACAATCACAATTACAGGTCATGGTGTAGCTGTAGGGGATGCACTTACTATTGATTACACTTCTGGATCGGCAACTGATGGTACATTTCTTGTTGCTTCGGTTACTGACTCCAACGTATTTACTGTTACTGCTGCTGCCAGTGCTACCAATAGTGGGAATGTTTCGATTACTTTATCGGGTGCTGGACAATATGTTTGCGAAAGTTGGACAAAATCTATACCATATAACAATAGAGCCACAGTACAAACAACATTTAGAGAGGTGTTTGAACCATGAGCAGTTCTGCTATTGTCAGCAATCTTCAGAACATAAACCCATCATCGGTAATAGAATTATTTACGCTAACACTAAAAGAAGGTTTAAACTATGCTATAGGAAATCCAGACAGTGTTACTACTGTATATAGATTTCATGCCGGCTCATCTTTGAAAGATAACGGAGAAGTAGTCTGGGCTGGTAACAGTTATCAAAGATTTCCAGTACAAGCTGAAGGATTTGCATTTACAAAAGGACAGCTACCTCGACCAACACTTACAATAAGTAACGCACTCGGAACAATTACATCTATTTTGCTGACAGTGAACAGCACAACTACTGGTAATGATTTAACAGGTGCAACTGTTACTCGCATTAGAACTCTTGCAAGGTTTATTGATGCTGTTAATTTTCCTGGAGACATAAATCCTTATGGAACACCTGATGCAACAGCAGAGTTTCCACAAGAGATCTACAAAATAGATAGAAAGTCAGCAGAAAACAGAGAGGTAGTAAAATTTGAATTAGCTGCTGTATTTGATCTTGCTGGTATTCGTGCTCCTAATAGACAATGCACTAGAACCGAATTTCCTTCTATTGGTACAGTTGTAGGATGAATTGGAAAGACGCTGCACTTAATCATGCTGAAACAGAAGATCCAAAAGAATGTGTTGGTCTTTTGTTAAACATTCGAGGTAAGGAAAGATATTATCCTTGTCGTAATCTATCAATGACAGCACATCAATGTTTTATTCTCGATCCAGAGGATTATGTAAAGGCTACAAATATAGGAGAAGTTACTGCTGTTGTTCATAGTCATCCAACAACTCCTCCAGAACCTAGTCAGGCAGATAAAGTTAGTTGTGAACAAAGTGGACTTCCTTGGCATATAGTCAATCCAAAAACAAAACAATGGAGCTACTACGAACCACAGGGATATGAAGCACCTTTATTGGGTCGTCAATGGGTATGGGGAGTAACAGATTGCTGGTCCCTGGTTCGTGACTACTACAAACAAGAAAAAAGTATAAGTTTGATTGATTATGAAAGACCTATAACACCCGAGGAATTTATGAAAGAACCACTTTTTGAGGGATATGCAATACGAACAGGATTTAGAGAATTAGAACCTGATGAAAAGTTACAGACTGGAGATGTTTTATTGATGAGTATTTTAGATTCAACTTTAAATCATGTAGCTATTTTTCTTGGAGATGAAGTATTACATCATTTAACCGATAGACTATCTTGTAGAGAACCATATTCTCCGTGGTTATTAAAATGTACTGGTAAAAGGTATCGTTATGCTTCGTAAAATAAAATTATATGGAGAACTTGCAAAGTTTGTTGGACATAAAGAATTTGAGATAAAAGCAGACACATTAGCTCACGCAATGAGTTTCTTAATAAATAATTTCCCTGGAATTGAGCAGCACATGAATAATAGATACTACAAATTAAAAGTAGGTAATTATGAACTAGATAAAACTGAACTAGGAGATCCAATAGGACAACAAGATATTCACTTAGTTCCTGTAATAACTGGTGCTGGTAGAGGATTAGGAAAGATATTATTAGGTGCTGTGCTTATTGGATTTGCAATAATAAACCCAACTGTAGGATTTGGTCTTGGGCCAGGGGGTTTAGGAGGAGGATTTGCAACTGCTTCTGGAGCATTTAGTTTTGCTGCATTTGCAGGAAATATAGGAATAGCTTTAGTCCTTACTGGAGTTTCGGAGATGCTTACTCCTTT